AATTTTGGATTAAAGTTGTCATATGCAATATTGACATATCTTTTAATATCAAGTAGTCTCATATATAATTTTGATGTTTTATTAGTTTAATAAGCTACATTAAACAGATAACTTAGCCTTAATAGCTTCGAGTTTTTTATTAAAATTATCTTGAATAATAATTCTGATTTCGTCATCATTTATAAGATTTGTATTTCCGTAAAAATAAGTATTGCAGCGTGGACATCGACTACCATATAATGGTGTACGACATTTCGGACAGCAAGCTTGCAAATTACCCAAATGCCATTTTCCTGATGAGAAATACCAAGAAAACGTCCATAATATACCATCCCATTGCTCCTCTTTATAGGTGTCAAGTACTTCTTTTATTAAAGCAAACTTCCTTTCTTTCTCTCTAATATTTTCTTGATTCGCTTTATATCCTAAAAAATGAAGTACAATAAATATGATAATTACTAATCCTATAAGAAACAGCAAAAAAATCCACAACTCGAGCTTTATGCGTAACAAACTACCTATCCACTGTATGAAACTCCAAATCATACCAGGAAATGAGTAATTTTTAAAAGTTTCACAAAGCCATCCAGCAAGAAATGCAGAAAGCACCCCACCTACCCATTTTACAATACTATGCCATTTCATTATGGTTTATAATTATTTTTTTACTCTCAAGTAGCCATTTTCATCCACACACACTACGAATTCCTTCTCTACTTTTTTCCCTGTTGAGGCTGGAGTTTTGCCTTTCAGCATTTCACCTTCTCCACGAAGTAACCATTCGGCAGAAATAATCTCATAAGTGATTAGTATTCTTGTAATAGTCTCTAAAGATAATCCCCTTTCTCCTTTTAGCTGTTGGTTCAAGGTATTTTGTTTCACTCCTATAGATTCCGCGAAAGCCCTCTCTGAAAGCCCTGTATGGCTTATAACTCTTTTAATTCTTTCTATCATGGTAATTTATTTATAAGCTTTACAAATAATCTCTTTTGAGATAAATTAATCTCGATTTTGTTTTAAGTAATCTCAATTGTGATTATATTTGCATCGTAATAAACAAATAAAGGTTATCACAGATACAAATAATTTGATGTAATATGTAAAGGTATTAAAAAGAGTATGGGAAAAGACAGATTAAAGGTTAAAAAGTTTAAATCGAATTTCAACAGAGAGCGAGGATTGATACTGGCAACGGGAGCGGAACGGGCATTGCCTTTGATTCCCGTGGGTGAAACAGCGGAATTTAGTGAGATGGAATTTCGTTCAAGTGTAATCCGAACTGCGATAAACCGTCTTGAACAGCTTGGTTATAAGTTCGATTGCACTACTAAAGGATGTATTGGTTATTGTCTGGTAACACGTACAGAATGAAAGATTTACAGACTATACTAATTGAACTCCCCTATGATGTAGTACAGTTGCTACATGTTCGCAGCCGGGGAGTCAGTCAGTGAGAAAGGAGGAAGTATGGAAAAAGAAAAGACAGAATGTGTAATGTCGTCCGTGATACGGATAGAGACGTGGCACGAACACAAGGCAGGAGTTCAGGAAGTTGTACGGTACAGGATACGAAAGGTTTATTCCAATGACCGACTGCTATATGAGGACAAGATGACTACCAAGATATTTCGTGCCAAAGAAGATGTGTTCCGGCAGTTGGACCGCTTTCTGTTAGGACTTAAAGAGAGTGAGAGCAGAAAGGATAGCCATTGCAATAGAAGAAAGCTGATTGGCTTTTTCAAGATACTTTGGCTCAAGTTCTTTGGATAGAACGTCCAACTCATATCCCAATTTATTGATATTGGCCTTTAGCAATTCTTCTTGTGCAGTAAATCCGCCATGGGCATAGAAATCGTATGCTTTGCCTTTGATTTCAATTATAAGATAATCGCTTGTATGAGTCTGGCTTATTAAATCCAAGTTTTCAAATTCGTCAAAAATCATCTTTACTTGAAATTGAAGACATCCGGAATACTTGACAACTTCTGAGGTTTTAGGATATACCTCACTGTCATTGAATGAAAGCAGATACTCTAAGGCTAAGTCCTTCATTTGGGGTGTAATAAGTTTGATTGCCATGAGAATAATGATTTAGTGAATAATACCACAAAGATAACAAATATGATGACAAGTTCGGACATAAACAGGCTGGCAGCAAAGGTGGCAGAACATGTGCTGCAGATGACAGATGAGCTGATGACTCCCAAGCAGGCGGCTGAATACTTAGGAATAAGCCTGAACGCCCTGCAGCAGCGGAGGTCTAAGACACAGATACCATCCCACAAGAAAGACGGATGCGTGTACTACAGTAAAAGAGAATTAACCGAATATTATCTGAATCTATGAAACTGAATGACATGACTAAGGGGGCACTTTTATGCCTCGGAATCCTGGTAATTATGGCGATAGCCGGAACATGCGACTACCAGGATGCCACACACTTCCAACGTACAGAGGAAGAACAGGATATTGAGCCTGCAGACACTACAGAGAGTGCATACGATGTGATGCGATACGTGCAGGCAATGGAGGATAAGAAACTACCGCAGTGATGCGCTATACATCATACTTTAACTCATTTCATCCCGGTCCAGCAATGGGCCGGGATATTCTAAAGCTACATCATAAAAACATAAGATAATGGAAACAACGAACAGGAAGTCTAAAGAGGATGACATGATTGTATTGTTACCTCTTACCAATGCAGATCCTCCGTCACATGTGGAGATGGACGAGCATCTGGCACATGCGAAAGAACAGGTAAGCAGAATAAGTTCAATTAAGCCAGTCCGCAAAATACACATTCCAAACGGGTATGTGATGACCACACGGCCAGAGATTTGGGATGGATATAAGCTGGACGCTAAATCAACGGTATTATAGTAATAACCTAAAAATGTAATAGAAATGGGAACATGGTTTGAGTGCAAAATCCGTTACGAAAAGACAATGGAAAACGGAATGAAGAAGAAGGTGAATGAATTGTATCTGGTAGACGCTATGAGCTTTACAGAAGCTGAATCGCGTATCATTGAAGAAATGCGGCCATTCATCACAGATGAGTTTAAGGTGACAGCAATAAAGCTGGCCAACTACAGAGAGTATTTCAACAGCGACAAGGAACATGATGACAAGTGGTATAAGGTAAAAGCAAACTTTATCACCGTTGATGAGAAGTCAGGCAAAGAAAAGCGGTCCGGCTGGTATGCACTGGTTAAGTCAGACAGTACGGTCAATGCCGAGAAGTACTTCCATGAGCGGATGAAGGGAGCACTGTCGGACTACATTGTAGAGTCTGTATCAGAGACAGCCCTCATGGATGTGTACACATACGAAACGGAGTCTGAAACAGAAGAAACAAGATAGGAATATGACCACAATCTATGTACATCCGTCAGTAATGAAAAGAATAAAATCGGGCAACCTCTCTCCTATCACGACCAGATATGAGGTTGATGTGGGTGAAATTGTGGAAGTGATGGATGATGAGGTTAGTTCCGTCATTACAAAAGTAAAGAGTGTGAGGAAAATGGCTGTAGGTCTGTACCAGGTTGAATTAAAAGATCCGGCCACGGCATTTATTGAATAATTAAAAAACAGAAATCACTGGCTCCATCAGGATAACACATAATCTCATGGCATAGTGTTTAAGGTTAGAACAGGTAAAGGTAATGAGATTGGGAGCCGGTGATTTTTTATAGATACTATGTGGAACAATAAACGAAAAAGCAAGACATCAGGAAAAACGGAGCATCAGAAACTGGTAGCAACGCTGGACAGATGGTTTTCAAAGTACATCCGGCTGAGGGATTCATTTGTAAGCAATGGAGAACTGTTTTTCCGCTGTATCAGCTGTGGAAAAATTAAGTCATACGATGAGGCTGATTGTGGCCACTACATCAACAGAGGTCACATGTCAACCAGATTTGATGAAGACAACTGCCATGCACAATGTAAGTTCTGCAATCGGTTTGATGAAGGAAACATCTACAACTACCGGGAACGGCTGATAAATAAAATCGGCCTGAGCCGGGTGCTCTTACTTGAAGCAAAGAAGAACCAGACCTGCAAGCTGAGTGATTTTGAGTTGAAAGCTCTGATAAGCCATTACAAAGCTGAGGTCAAAAAGTTGGAGGAGGAAAAATGGGAAAAGAAATGATAACAGTACCTCTGAGTGAATGGAATGATATGAAGAAAAGGTTAAGCGATATACAGAAGAAGGTTGAAACGCTGTATAACCGTGAAACCGACTACGTTTCCATGTCGGAGTTGTGTGAGTGGTTACAAATATCACGTACTACACTATGGAGGCTAAGAAGTGAAGGAAAAATAAGGACATGCCTTATAGGAGGTAAAATGGTAGCCAATAAAGATGAGATTCAGACGCTGCTGAATGAAGGAAAAATATAATTGAAACAACATGTTTGACAAGATGATTTTTAATGCCCAGATTGATTTTGTACGTGATGCGGAAAGGATAGCCAGGAAGCACCATCTGATACAATGTACGGAGGGAAACGAAATCTATTATCAGTCATCGGCATTAAGCAACATCGAGGGTATATGGTGGAAGATACGAGGAAGAACGGCTCAGATAAAATGCTCACTGCATAAGATATTCTGGAAGTGCAGATATGGCACGCTGGACAACTCTCAGATGTTCACCATATCGGATGCCAAACAGATTATATCAGAGCTGCTGGATGAATGGGACATAAACCCGGAACAGGTAAGAATCACCTATTATGAGGTAGGTCTGAATATACCAGTTGACCATGATCCGATTGAATACATATCTCTGGCCGAATCTATTGGTGTAATGAGGAACAGGGAGCTCTTCAATGATGCGAACTTTGAAAAGAACCGTCAGAAAACAACGGAGAAATCAAAGAACATCAAGAAGGTTTTCAAGATTTATGACAAAGGATTTGAGGCACGCGATAAGGGAAGACTATGTGAAGGTAATATTCTAAGGATTGAGACCATATACAGGAGACAGTCTGTCAGCCTGATTGACTTTATCTCTGAGAAGTCGATATACAGCATCATACATACCTTCTACCGTGACTGGGCCACAATAGGATTCAGGCAGAGACTAACTGCTGACAAAGGCATCAAATCAAGCCAGATAGATAAGGCTGAGGCTTTGTTGAGGCTGGGAAGGGATGACTACCTGAGAAGTACATACGAACGTTGGAAGTCAGGACATTTGACTGACAAGCAATATCGTACTATAAGAGAGTTCATCAACTCATGGGATGAGATTAAATGCCATTTCAGAATGCTTCAATCACCTCATGAGATTGAGTATAAAACCAAGTTACTGAGCCTTTTCAATGAGGCAAACAATTAATGACCTTATAGGCATATAGGAATATGACTGAAAATCAAAGTAATAACTTTTTCGTGAAACGTATTGAAACAGCGTTTGTTTCATTTAGGGAGTTATTTTGTGTCCGGTTATCTTTTCAGGTAACTTGTCCTATACAGCCATTAGCTGGTCGGTAAACCTTAAAACAAGGAAATGGGAAAAGAGAAACGAACAATCTGTTATGCGACTAACAGGAAAGACGAAATAGCAAGAATACAGGCTGAATATTCCTTACCTGCAGGATACAACATTAATAGAGAAGTTGAATGTATGCTGTCAAAGGATGACATCAAGAACTTACAGGAAGAAGTGAAGAAAGGTTTGATTGAAATTAGGAGGAAATAGCAATGAAAGCAGTAAGTATGGAACAAGCTATCAAAATATATCTGGATAATCGTGCAAAGACCGATTCTCTCTTTGCTGAAACATACAAGAAAGCAAACAAGAGCATAAAGGAATGCTGCAAGTATATTTACTCACAAGCCGAGAAGCTGGCAAAGGGAGGGAATGCAGTCGGGGTAGATGATGCAACCGTCTATGGATGGGCCGTACACTACTACGATGAGGACAACATCAAGGTTAAAGATGTGAAAGAACGTGTGGAGGTAGTTGCCCCGGCTACAGTACAGGAACCAGTAGTACAAGAACCAGTCAAAGAAGAAAAGCCAGTGAAACAAAAATCTGCAAGAAAGAAAACGAAGCAGGAACTACAAAAGATATTTGATTCAAGACAACTGTCACTATTTGATATGTAATTATGAGAAGGAGTTTAAATAAATTGGTACTTGAAATGAGCAGCCATCTCAAACCAATATCTAAAAAAGAGAAGGAATATGCAAAAACAATATTCCCATCAACTGGATACTATAAGAAAAATGGTGAAGTGTGGTGCCATTGCTGTGGAAGCATAGAGCATCAGCTTCCGGGATTATTGGAAGTGGATTTAGAATTAGGGTATCAGTGCAGCTGCCTGAATCATCTCATATTAGAAAATAAGCCACGTAAAGATAGTCTGACTGAATCGAAGTTTTACTCAGTAATACAGACCTATAACAAATGGCAGGTAATTAGAACCTATGATGTGCATCGTATCAACAGAAGAGGTTATCCAACGGAATATAAAATGAATGAAGTGTATCAGAACTGGGTATCACCTGAAGGAAAAGAAATAATCATCTCGAAAAGATATTCTCGTGGATATAACTTCTTTCATTGGGACTACAACAGCAGATTCGATATAAGAAAGCACAATGAAAGCTGTAATGGATATTATGTCTTTGAAGATGTGTTCGATATAAAAGACAATTACTTATACCCACACTACCACATTACCAAGAAACTGAGAAAATACGGATGGTGCAAAGCTATAGAGAAGTTGCCATACGTGTCAGTTGTAGAGTGTATGAAGATGCTGCTGGTATCAAGGCATGCAGAGACAATAGTAAAACAAGGACAGTACGATGTATTCCTTTGGATGGTAAGGAGTAATAAACAAGATTTGGAATATATGCCGCAAATGAATATCTGTCATAGAAACCATTATGTGATAACTGATGCATCAATATACTTTGATATGCTTTCGTTCATGAATATGACCGGGAAAGACATTCACAACCACAAATTTATTTGCCCAGATGATTTGTACAAAGCGCATGAAATTGCACTAGCTTCATATAAAAAGATAGAAAAGAAAGTAACAGAAGAAGAGAAGCGTAAACAAGCAGAAAAGGAGAATAAAGTTTACGTAAAAGAAAAAGAGAAGTTCTTTGGAATAAGAATAACAGACGGAGAACTATCAATCCAAGTCTTACAGAGTGTGTTAGAGTTCATAGATGAAGGTGACAGCATGCATCACTGTGTCTATGAAAATGAATACTACAAGAAAAAGGATAGTCTTATCTTATCAGCAAAAGTAAACGGAGAACGTATGGAAACTGTTGAGGTATCATTAAAGACATTTAAAGTAATTCAATCACGAGCGGCCTGTAATAAAACAAGCGCATACCATAACCGTATAATCGAACTTGTAAACCGTAACATGGGATTAATCAGGAGGGCTGCATCATGAAAGTTTGTATCGAGTGTGGACGGAACCTTCCGGAAAGAAAGTTCCGTGCCTATGAAACGAAATCCGGTACCCATTACACCAGCAGGTGCCGGTTATGTGAGAGCAGACACACGTCTGAAAGAAGAAAACAGGACAGGCTTCATGGACGGCTGGCCAGATACACCAACGAGCAGCTGGTGAACGAACTTCGGAAACGTGGAGCCTACATCATGTATGGGAAAGACTTTGATTGTGTAACGACGATTTGATATGGAAGAAGTAAATAAAAAAATATTTATAGAATACGTATCCCACTTGTATAGTACCGATAAAAGCTATGAGGTTATTGGTAAAACCATTAAAGCTGTAAAGTTATTCCTTGAAAGTGATTATCAGGTAAACCGTAAAGGATACAAGGCTTATATCAGAGAGAATGCCGTTGAATTATCTGATAAGCCATACATTAAAGATGCTCTATGTGGGTTCCTTAATTATCTTGGTATTGGATATTCACGCACACGAAAGGAGAAATATGTTAAACCTCTGGAGAAGCTAAGCGATGTTTCTGAAAAGAACATGAAACTGATGAATGAATTTGTGTATTACCTTACGCAGGATGAAGATTACTCTCCACACACTCTTGAAATATATTCATTTTCAATTAAGAAATATTTCGAATACGCCAACGAAGTATCAGTTGACAATTACAAGCGTTTTGTACGGATGCTGGAGGATGAGGGATTGTCTCCCAGAACAATACGCCTACGTATTACCGCACTTGAACGTTTCAGCAAATGGATGAAGAAGCCGATAGAGTTGAAGCGCCCAAAGTTCAAGAAGGAGTTGAATACGGAGAATGTTCCGACAGAAGCCGAATACAACAGGCTGCTTGAGTATTTGAAAACTTGTCCTAACAGGGACAGGTACTTCTTCATCAAGATACTGGCTACAACCGGGGCGAGGGTAAGCGAGTTCTTCCAATTCAAATGGGAGGACATCCTTTCCGGTGAAGTCACTCTAAAGGGAAAGGGAAACAAGTACCGGAGGTTCTTTTTCAGCAGGCAGTTACAGGCAGAAGTAAAAGCATACGTAAAAGAGAGTCACAAGACAGGATATGTAGCAGTTGGTAAGTGCGGAAGGCTGACACAGAGGAGCTTGTGCCAGTCAATGAAAGACTGGGGCGATAAGTGCGGAATAGATAGAAGCAAAATGCATCCTCATGCTTTCCGACATTTCTTCGCAAAAATGTATCTGAAAAAAAACAATGATGTGGTACAGTTGGCTGACCTATTGGGACACGGAAGTATTGATACTACAAGAATTTATTTACAGAAAAGTTATGACGAGCAGAAAAAAGAATTTAATCGAAGCGTTGTATGGTAGCTTCATGTTCATGGATAACCTTCCGGAATTGATAGACCGGGAAAACATTTACGATGAGACCGGACACGTGGATTTGGAGTTTATGACTGCAATCCTGCAATGGATGTCAAGGATGGCAGAAATAAGTGTGAAAGTGCAGAAGTCGTTGAACCGTCTGTTGGGGTGTGACGAACTGGAGCAGAACAACAAGCGCAATAAAGATGATTCGGGAAGTAAATGGAGTGTGGAGGAAATCCTCATGCACTGCACGCTTGAGGACAATGTTTTAAAACTTCCTCAAGTACAATTTAATAAGAAGTCCTATGCTGAAGCAAAGAAATGGATTGAAGAAGCCGGAGGTAGTTGGATGGGCGGTAAGGTACAGGGATTTACATTTCCATTTAATGCTGAGAGAGTTTTCTCAATACTACACAAGGGTAAGAGGTGTAACCTTCAGCAGGACTTCCAGTTTTTTGCAACACCTCCAGAAGTAGCCGACTGGCTTGTTATGTTGGCCGGTGGCGTGCATGAAGATGAAAAGATTCTGGAACCCAGTGCTGGTACTGGTGCTATCATAGATGCGATTCATCGAAGCTGTCCGGACGTAATTGTAGATTGCTATGAACTTATGCCGGAGAATAAGGAGATTCTATCGAAAAAGGATAATATACGTATTCTTGGAGATGACTTCACGAAGTGTGATGTTGCACAGTATGATAAGATTATAGCAAATCCACCATTTAGTAAAAACCAGGACATTCGGCATGTAAGGCGTATGTATGAGTATTTAAATCCCGGCGGTGTCCTGGCTGCAATAACTGGTCCTCACTGGGAGTTTTCCAGTGAGTCTGAATGTAAAAATTTCAGACAATGGCTGGAGGATAATGGAGGGAAGAAATTCGAGATTGAAGAAGGCGCTTTCAAGGAAAGCGGAACTGAAACTAAAACTATAGCGGTGATAATAAAGAAATGAATAAATCAAAAGTAAAATGAACATCAAAGGACAAATAACCGTGGTGAAAGACATAGAACCAATCACTACAAGAGATAAAAGAATAATCCTAAAGCGAACAGCAGTAGTAGAAACAGACGGAGGGAAATACGCCCAGTCGCTGGCTTTCGATGTGATGGGAGAAGATGTAAACAACCAATGGCTGGCAGTTGGCCAGAAAGTAGAAGTAGACTATAACTGCCATGTCACAGAGTTCAATGGAAAGTTATACAACAATATCAGAGCATGGAGAATCATTGAATGTAAAGATGGGAAAGGATAAAAGAGTAATGGTGAGATTTGATGAATCAACTTTCATGGCACTAAATGAAGTGGCAATAAAGATGAAAACGAATCTCTCTGTAGTAATCAGGGCGTTTTGCAGAAAACAAATAAGTGACATAACAGATACAAATGGAAACATAATACTCCATGAGAAACGAATGCAAGGCAAACAGCAAGGTGTTATTGATGATAGCTAAGCTGTATGAAAGACTCTCAGACATATCAGCAAAAGACCGGCAAATATACTATGCCGGTCTAAGCTATGAAGATATATTTCAGGATACGATTATCAAAGTAAGTACAGACGAGAAAGCAGCGGAAATAACAGATGAAAATGAATTTGTAAAGTATTTCATTTACAGAATGAGAACGGTGCAGTACCAGACAATAAAGAACTCAAAACGATTAAAAATCACAACTTATGCCGACAATTTACAAGCCAAAGAAAGCGAAAAAGAAGGAGAATAACCTCTATGATGAGGAAAGAAGGAAGATATACAAATCAACCAGATGGAGGAAGTTGAGAGAATTAAAGATAGCACAACAGCCACTATGTGAGATGTGTCTGAAGGAAGGAAAGACAACCATTGCAGAGGATGTTCATCACATCGAATCATTCATGTCAACAGATGATCACATGAGAAGGATGGCTTTAGCCTATGATTATGAGAACCTAATGAGCATTTGTAAGATGCATCATCAAATGATACATAACAAATCGAATGGGAATAACATCAAAGGGGGTATGGGGTGAAATTTTAGAAGGTCAAGTAACTTGAACCTCGCCCCACCCCATTCGACACGCGAGGCAATTTTTGAAAAAAGCCAAAATAGAGATTTTGTTGCGATGTGTTAAAACAATGATTTCGTCTGACAAAAATCACGTTTGAAAAAAAGAGAAAACTATGGCAGAAACAACTCTGGTGCAGTTTAAACTGCCCAAAAACGTAAAGCATAAAGAAGCTAAAAAACTCATTTGCAACCTTGTGAGAGATATGAATGAGCGCGGTGAGCTGGCTCCGTTCGATGTGGCCTTATTACACCGGATGGCAACAGCTTACGAAATGTATCTTATCTGTGTGGATAAGATTACTACAGACGGAATGACGATGACAAACAAAAAGGGAGAAATGGTAAAAAGGCCGGAGGTGAATATTCTGAAAGAAAACTGGTCGCAGTTTCTGGAACTGGCTAAAGAGTTCGGGCTGACTGCTATGAGCAAACGAAAACTGAAAACGATGAAGAATATTGATGAGGCTATCCAGTCACCTTTGAAAGAATACCTTCGTGAACACCAGGTATGACACGAAAAAAGAAATACATACAATATGCAGAAGATGTACTAAGCGGAAAGATTGTAACAGGACACTACATAAAACTGGCTGCTGAGCGTTTCTTTAGATTAATGTATGATGAACGGTATGAGTTCAGAGAAGATAAGGTAGAGCAGGTATGTGGATTCATATCAATCATCCACCATTACACCGGGAAACATGCAGGAAAGCCATTTGTCCTGGAAGCATGGCAGGAGTGGATTGTTGCTTCCATGTATGGCTTTTACCTGAGAGGAACCAATGAAAGACTGGTGCAATCGGCTTACATTGAAATGGCGCGAAAGCAGGGTAAATCTGCTTTTGCGTCTGCGTTGTGTTTGTACCATCTGATAGCAGACGGTGAAATGAACGCGGAGGTCTATATGGCGGCCAATTCCAAAGACCAGGCAAAGGTATCTTTCAACATGGCATCAAACTTTAGCAAGATGCTGGACCCCGGAAAAGAATTCCTGAATCCATACAGAGACACCATAAAGTACGAAAGAACGCTGAGTTTCCTGAAAGTGCTGGCAGCCGATTCAAGCAAGCTGGACGGTCCGAATGCATCCATGTATCTGATTGACGAATATCACGCGGCCAAAAACTCAGGCGTGAAAGATGTATTGCAATCCTCACAAGGTATGCGAGAGAATCCGATGGCAGTAATCATTACTACTGCAGGATTTGACCGACTGGGAGTATGTTACCAGTATAGGGAAATGTGTACGGAGGTAGTGTCGGGGCTGAAAGAAGATGATACGCTGTTTATTGCTATTTACTGCCTGGATAAAGAAGATGACTGGAAAGATGAGGCTGTATGGGTGAAAAGCAATCCGAATCTGGGAGTAACCGTACAGACTAAGTATCTTAAAACACAGGTAAGGAAAGCCATCAATACACCAAGTGATGAAGTAGGTATAAAGACAAAGAATCTGAATATATGGTGTGATGCTGAAAAGACATGGATAAAAGATGATTACATACTTTCTGCATCAGCTAATGTGAACTTAGAAGAATACAATGGGCTGGATTGTTTTATCGGAGTGGACCTGTCATCTACATCAGACTTGACTTCATTCTCTGTTATGATGCCCACAACAGAAAAGATGGTTTGGAAAACATTCTACTTTCTTCCGGAGGCGGCATTAACAGAAAAGCGATTCAAAGAACTGTATGGAGAATGGGCACGCCAGAGAGCCTTATGTATAACTCCGGGAAATGTGGTGGACTATGATTTTATCCTCAATAAGATTATGGAGATAGGTCAGATTCTTAATATTGTAACCATAGGATATGACAGCTGGAATGCTACTCAGTTCGTCATTAACTGTACAGAAAAAGGATTGCCGATGGAACCATATTCACAGAGCATCGGAAACTTCAACAAGCCTACAAAAGAACTGGAAAGGCTGCTGCTGTCTGGAGTGGCAGTGATTGACAATAACATCATTACCCGACACTGTTTCCGAAACGTGGTAATGGCACGTGACAAGAACGGGAACACGAAACCAAGCAAACAATACGAAGAGAAAAAGATTGACGGGGTAATTGCCATGATTGAAGCTCTGGGAGTCTATCTGATGTGCCCAAGATACGATAATGTGATTTATTAGTTTGTCTGACAAAAATTTCGTTTCAAATAAAAACGAAATGAAATTATTTGGCTACGAGTTTAGAAAGATTTCCAAAAAGGAAATATCTCAGGTGTCAGCTTATGGAGGAACAGGTTTAATTCAGCTGGCATCACGCGAATACCCTATGTTATTGAGTACGGTGTACAGGTGTGTGGACCTAATATCCGATTCAGTGGCTGTATTGCCGCTGGAAGTATTCAGGCTGGATGAAGCCGGGTTCAAAATGAAAGACACGAAACATCCTATTTATGAGCTGCTGGATCTGGAGCCAAACGAGAACATGACGCGCTACGTTTTCATAAAAACTCTTATGGCATCCGTATTGCTGACCGGTAACGGATATGCATACATAGAACGTGGTGAGGATGGAGTCACTCCTATCCAACTGGTGTACATCCCATCCAACCAAGTATCAATACAATGGATAGTAGACAAAGAAGGAATAAGGAGAAAAAGATACCTGGTATCCGGATTTACGCAACTGGTTGAACCATGCGACATGATACATGTGCTTAATTTCAGTTATGATGGAATTATCGGGGTATCTACGTTGACACATGCCAGACAGACTTTAGGAATCGCTACAAGTTCTGAGGAACATGCAGCCGGATTCTTCAAGTCGGGAGCTGCCGTAAGTGGTGTGCTGACAATAGAAGGCGCACGACTGTCGAAGGAACAAAGAGAACAAAATTATAAGCAATGGGAAGAGCGTTCCAACTCTAATAATGGCCGTCCGGGTGGTATTGTAATCCTGGAAGGAAACATGAAATACCAGCCCATTTCAATTTCTCCAAAGGACTCTCAGTTGCTGGAAAGCCGCCAATTCAATGTAGTGGATATATGCCGTTTCTTTTCGGTATCTCCTGTTAAAGCGTTTGACCTGAGCAAATCCTCCTACTCTACCATCGAAGCCACACAGCTTGAATATCTGACAGACACAGCTTTGCCGGTCATCACCAAGATAGAGCAAGAAATTAACCGGAAAGTATTCAGTAGAACAGAAAGAAGCATGTACAAGGCAGAATTCAACACATCGGCCATCTTGCGTGCAGATAAAGCAGCCCAGGGGGCTTTCTGGAAAGATATGGCAAATGTAGGAGCTGCCACCCCAAATGAAATCCGGAGAGAAATCGGTATGAGCCGGATTGAAAATGGAGACGAGGCTTTCGTACAGGTAAACGTGATGACGCTGAAAAATGCTGTAAAAGAAAAAATGATAGAAGGAAATCAAGAATAATCGGATTTTGTCAGACAAATGTTCCGTTAGAAATAAAACGATTTATGAATGAACAAAAAGAAATGCTGGAACAGAGAAATACCACATTCCCTGTATCAGTGACAGAGGAAAATGAAAAGCGAACAGTAGAAGGATATGCCATGCTGTTTGGCGTAAAATCAGACGGACTGGATTTCGAAGAAGTGATTGAACGAGGTGCGCTGGATGGAGTGATTGAGAAAAGTGATGTATTTGCCTTACTCAACCACAACCGTGACAGAGGGATACTGGCACGCTCAGTCAACGGAAAAGGCTCACTGACATTGACTGTCGATTCAAAAGGGTTGAAATACAGATTTGAAGCACCACGCACGATGCTTGGCGATGAACTGCTGGAAAACCTGAGAAGAAACGAAATCAATCAATCTTCATTTGCCTTTACTGTAGCAGACGGTGGAGAGAAATGGGAAAGGATGAAAAACGGTAAATGGAAACGTACTATCAGCCAGTTTGCCAGGATATACGATGTTTCCCCTGTATACAATGCGGCATACAGCAAAACAACGGTCAGCATGAGAGGAAAAGAGCAGGCCGAAAAGGAACTGGAAGAACGGAAGGAAATAAGTGAAGAATATTACAACAACATTATTAACAGTCTTAATTAGTAGGAATTATGGCGAAAGAAAAAACAAGAGTTGAACTGGCAGAAGAAAGAGGCCAGTTGTACAAAAAAGGCGTTGACCTGGTAAACAAGGCAAAACAGGAAAAACGCGAGTTGTCTAAAGAAGAAAAGGACCAGATTACAGAGATACAGCTTCGTATGACAGAAATCAATCTGGAACTGGCACAGCGTGATGCAATGAAGTTTGCAGACGAACATACTACTGGAGAAAAGTTCAGTCTGAGAAAAGCCTTGCTGGAACTGGCAGATGGAGGACATTACAGTGAGAACATACGAAAAATGAATGAGCGTGGTGAAGCATCATTGAGAATGTCAGGAATTCTTCCTAAAAGTGGTACATCACTGATTATACCGGTTGAATCACGTGCTGAAATTACGGCCGGAAGTGCAGGTGCCAACGTGATTGAAACAGATTTCATGAACATTGTGGAACCGTTGAGAGACCGATTAGTTTTGGCTGAGGCTGGAGCAACCATGCTGACAGGACTTGTATCAGACATTGATATTCCAACTTACTCAGGTAGCACTTCAAACTGGGCAAACGAAAACTCATCTGCAACAGATGGTGCTGGAACCTTCAGCAAGAAAACGATGAAGCCAAAACGACTTACTTCTATCTTGAAGGTATCACGCCAGATGCTGGTACAGGATTCTTTGGGAGTTGAGGCTATGCTGAGAGCAGACCTCATCAACTCAATTGCATCAAAACTGGAAGCAACAATTTTAGGAGGTGCAGAAACATCAGCTGAAAAGCCTGACGGATTGTTTACCGGATATGTAACAGCATCAGAAGCTTTGTCATGGAAAGGTGTCGTAAACCTTGAAACGACAGTCGATTTGGCAAATGCTTTGATGGGTAACACGAAATACATTGTACATACTTCACTGGTGGGCCTGGCAAAAACGACTTTGAAGAATGATGGAGTAAGCGGCTACATTATGTCAGAAAACGGACAGATGAACGGATACGATACATTACGTACAAATGCAGTCTACAAAAAGTCAGGAACAGAATGGGGTGCTTTGTTCGGTAACTGGGCCGATTTACTTATCGGACAGTGGGGAGCTTTGGATTTGACTGTGGACCCGTACACAGAAGCCGATAAAGCATTTGTACGCATTATCGTAAACAGTTACTGGGATTCTTGCCTGAGACGTGATAATTCAATCGCAAAAGCACTGTTTAAAGACGGCTCAGCTGCATAAGGAGGGTAAACGATGTATATCACTTTAGATGAAGCAAAGAAGCATCTCAATGTAGAATCAGACTTCACGGAAGATGATTCTTACATTACATCGTTGATTGAAGTAGCTGAAGCTAAGGTGGCTGCAGAGTTATGTTTGAAAAGTACGGATGACCTGAAAACCTTAAGAGGTGGAGAGGTCATCCCTCCTCCAATAAAGCAAGCCATTATGCTAACGATTGGTTTGTATTACAACAATAGAGAGGAGGTGACGGTATCACAGACTCATACGCTGGCTCAGGGAGCCTTACACCTTATCCAACTATATAGAGATTATTCACTATAACAGTATCACAATGAAGGCAGGTCAGTTACGAGACAGAATCACAATTCTCAAAAGAGAAATCACACAAAAGCCACATGGCGGAGAAAAGTACTCATGGAAAGATTTCATAACCGTGAGAGCCACTGTAAAGTTTGCATCCGGTAAATATGAGGAAACAAACATGGAGTATGCTCACAATCAGGTGAACAAAGTGACAATCTACTACAGGTCTGCCATAAAGCGTGAAATGAGGGTGAGATACAACAACGAAATCTACCAGATAAACTCCATCAACCCTGATCAATCTCATAACATGATGACACTAACAATAGAGCTAATCAATGAGTAGTTTAAAAAAAGATTACCTGGAGGTAACAATTGATGTAGCCAGAATTAACAGGCTATTCAAGGAACTTAACATGAACACGGATGAAGCCAGAAGGGCATTAAAAAGAGGACTGGCCGCATCCGCAAGATTGATACAGAGGCAGGCTAAAACTAATTTGGGAGCTGTCCACAACCAAGCGTCAGGGACTCTTCTTTCTACAACAAACCTAAAGAAGTGGGTACGATATGTGGTATATAAGAGAACGCTGGGATTCAGAGTGCATATCCAGGAAAGCAGAGGATCATCAAAGAAAGAAAATCCTTCTTTCCTTCTAAAATTCTTTGAAGAAGGTACAGATGAACGCTTCAACAAAAGGATAAAAAAGGAAAGAATGTTTTCAAGGAGACTGAGAAAAGAAAGATATACTGGAAAGATTTCCGCATCTCATTTTTTCTCAACTGCATCAAAGTCGAAGATTGGTGAGGCACAGTCAACCTTACAGAAACATATAGAGAAACATATCCAGAAAATAGCAAGCAAACGATGAACACCACAGATATATTCAGGTACATAAAGGAAAAACTGGAATCAGACAGCACAATACAAGAGATTATAGAAGGGAAAATATACCCTATTGCAATCATGCGTAATGTGAAGCTACCGTATATCATTCAGAACGCAAAGCTGAATGCATCCAGTGACACCAAAGATGGAGAGTATGAAAGGGAAATCACATCTACGATAGCTGTGTTTGGCGAAAATCAGGATGTGCCGTTACAGCTCATATCGGAAATGGAAAGGTTGTTTTCTGGGAATGTAGAAAAAGCAGACTATCTGGATGTGTCGGAAATAAAAGTAAACACCTGGGATTTTGATGAGGATGATGGAGTGTTTGGTGGAATAATAGAACTAACCATTAAAATAGATGTATAACTATGGCAAAACGGAAAGCATTAAAAGGAAAAGACTTTATGATTTTTGTGGATGGAAAAGCTATTGCTTTAGCCACCAGTCACACACTGACACTGAATGCGGAAACAAGCGATACCGCATCGAAAGACTCAGGAATGTGGGATGATTCGGAAGTAACTAAGTTATCATGGGAAGCATCGTCTGAATCTATAGGTTCAGCAGACGAAGAAACTCCGGTAGACATATCATACGAAACACTGCTGGATAAATGTATGGCCGGAGAAAAAGTACCTATCATTTGTGGTATCCCGACAAACGTAACAAATGATGGTGTTCCGGAAGGAGGATGGACTGCTCCATCAGAAACGCCAAAGCAAACTTACTATCAGGGATCAGCTATCATTACATCTGTATCACTTACAGGCGCAAACGGAGAGAACTCACAAATATCTGCTAGCTTCAAGGGAGTAGGCAAATTAGAAAAAAAAGCTAAAGCAGCAGGATGATGAAAGTAATCATAAAGAAAAAAGAATACAACATACGTTTTTCGCTCAGAGTTCTTTTCAAGTATGAAGAAGTATGCGGGCATCCTTTTGAAGGAAAAAGGTTGCAGGACTTGTATATGCTGATGCATTGTGCCCTTCTGGCTTTGAATGAAGATTACACATTAACTTTTGATGAGCTGATTGACTATTGTGACGAAAACAAAGACGTATTTGAAACATTCCAAAAAGTCTTGAATGATTCACAGAAACGCGACCAGGGTAAAAAAAAAGAAGCAACGTAGATAAGCCTGTAAGCGTTATGTCTTTATACGAGGAAATAGTAGGCAGGGGCGGCGTATCTCCTGCCTATTTTTTTGACTCAATGACATTTATTGAATGTGCGGCTTTCTTGCGAGGAATGAGAAGAAAAGAACGTGCTGAAATTGAGAATACAAGGTTAATTATGTGGGCTATATTCCAAAGCCAGTCAAGAAAAAATCTTGAGCTTGATGATGTAATGAAACTGGAAGATGAGGATAAATCTGAAAAGGGAGTAAACCGGGAAGAATTGGAAGAGTTAAGGAAACGAGCTAAACAAATGGAGAAAAAACTATGAGTAACATATTCACGAGATTATTGCTTAATGCGGACGGATTCAATAAGAATCTGTATCAGGCACAAAAAAATCTGAAAGGATTTGCTGCCACATCTAAAGGGGTATTTAGTGGACTGACCACATTCACAAGCTACGCGGCCGCGTTTGTCGGGATAAGCACTTCTATTCATTCAGCTGTAACGGCCAACATGGAATTTGAAAAGTCACTTTCATCTTTGCGGTCATTGACTGGTGTATCGGCTCAGGAGTTGAATTATTTCCGGACCGAAGCAATACGCATGGGAATGGATTCAACTCAGTCAGCCTCACAGATGGTAGACGCATTCAAGTTGATAGGTAGCCAAATGCCGGAACTATTGAAAAACAAAACCGCGTTGACTCAGACAGCTGAGGCTGCAGTGGTGTTGGCTGAGGCTGCAGAGCTGGATGTACCTACAGCAGCAAAGGCTTTAACCGGGGCATTGAATCAGATGGGAGCCAGTTCATCGGAAGCTGCAAACTATATCAACATACTGGCCGCAGCATCACAGCAAGGTAGTGCAGACATTCCCTATCTGAATAAGGCCATAGAAAACGCCGGTGGTGCAGCCAGCAGTACAGGCGTAAAGTTCAATGAGCTAGTGGCCATTATTGAAGCAATTGCACCAAAAATCACAGATGCAGCATCAGCTGGTACCAACCTGAGAAATATATTCCTGACGCTGGAAAGTTCCGCAGACCAAAATTTAAGGCCGTCTGTAGTAGGATTAAGTACAGCCATTGATAATCTCTCAAAGATGAATCTGAATGCTGTACAGCTTACCAAGATGTTTGGTAAGGAGTCTGTAACGGCTGCAATTGCTATACTTCAGGAGAAAGATGCATTTGATGAATTGAGCCAAAGCATTAAGGATACCAATACAGCTTATGACCAAGCCGCGATTAATAATGATAATCTGTCCGGAAGTATCGGGAAACTGCAAAGTTCCTGGACTTCATTCATTAATACGATGGCCGGGAGTAACGGGTATCTGAAGAATGCAGTAGACAACTTAAGAGATGCGGTAAACTGGGCTACACGTGCCTTAGCCATGACAGATGAACAAAAGCTGAAATACGACAATAGAGACAATGTGTCAAATGCAGTTAAAACAATGGATTTGTATGTAGGTCAAGGTATGACTCCAGAGCTTGCATATCAAAAGACAATGGCTGATTACACAAGGACTCTGTTTCCTGACGCTCAATTTGTAGAAAAGTACAGAAAAGAATATGAATTTGCAAAGGCACAAACACTGAATTCAGGATTTGGAGGAAAAGAAACAAAAAGAATAAAACAAGCAAAAGAATTATATGAGATTGCATCTAAACAAAAAGAAGTATATGAACTAATAAACGCAGAACTAAAGAATCATGTAGAAAGTATAAAACAACAATCTGAGGCTGCAAAAAAAGCTAAAGAGGAATCGGAAGCTGCAGCTAAAGCAGCAAAGGAAAAAGCTGCAGCAGAAGAAGCCGCACGATTAGCAAAAGAAAAAGCATCCAGACCGGATGGTTCCATCGCAGACGTAGAATATCAGATTTCACAAAAAAAGAAAGAAATATCCGTAGCAATATCAGATAATGATAGAATAAGATTAAGTACGGAGCTGGATGAGCTGATTTCGAAGAAAAGAGAGATGGAGCTAGTAGTAAAATTCAAGAACCTTACAGCACCAGAAGAAGTTAAGAAATCATCATCCAGTTTGGCAAGTATGGCCAGACTTCCGGATGGATGGAATAAAATAAGTCAAACAAATTGGAACGACAAAGGTGTAAAAGAGCAAATAAGTACAATAAATGAATACGAGAATGCAATACTAAGTGTTGAATCAGCACTATCAAGTCTATCAGGAACATTCGATAATGGTTCTCAGAGTGCGCTTAGCTATTTTACTAATATCATACAAGGAGCCGCACAAGCTGTAACAGCCATCATGGCGTTAATTCCGGTAAAGAAAGCAGAAGCAAATGCAAATGCTGAGGCTGCTGTGACAGGTGCGGCAAGCTCAGTTGCTCCTATACCATTTGTCGGAGCAGCAATGGCTGTAGCGGCTGTTACAGCTTTAATTGCGTCTATGGCAGCAATACCCAAATTTGCAAAAGGAGGAATAGTAGGAGGAAATAGTTATTTCGGTGATAAACTTTTAGCCAGAGTTAATTCCGGAGAATTAATATTAAACCAGAAACAGCAAGCCAAACTATACCACATGGCAGAAGATGATAGAAGTGGAATAGCAATAAGCTTTGACCGTGTACGCGGTAGTGATATTTATTTGGCGCTTAGAAATTACATGAAAGATACAGGAAAGAAACTATGAGTTACGGATTAATCTACACATTACCTTTTGCATCGAAAGATGGGAAGGTATACGAAGTAAAAATAGAACGAGAAGGATATACAGGCAAGGTAACAGAATTGAAGGGACAAACATCACCATTCACAGCCACAATAGACAGTGAAGAATTCATCTACACTCCTACCCGATTCAGTACAGCAACAATGGCTATATTCGGTGGTGATTACTTGCAGGATTTGTTCAGTACGGATTACCGGATGCACAGAATAACACTGTATGCAAACGGAGTTGCAGTGTGGTGTGGATTCATCAAGCCAGAACTATATACGCAGGACTATTCATCCGATAAATTTAATCTTGAAATTAACTGCTACTCGGCTATGTCTGTATTGGAATTTGTAGAATATAAACAGGCTGGAGAAGAAAGAGGATTTGTATCGTTATGGTCATTACTAAAAAAATGCGTAGAAGAGTCACGAGGTTTATATACAGCTATATATATACCACATGTATATAGTGTGTCACAATCTGAATATAACAATTGGAATAATCCACTAGAAAGCATGATGGTATCAGAGCAAAATTTCTTTGATGAAGATGATAATCCTATGTCATTAAAAGAAGTGTTAGAAGAAATTATGAAGCTGATGAACTGGACATGTGCAGATTGGAACGGAGAACTATTTTTCATTGATGTAGATAATGAAGATGGAGAATACTACAAATACACCAGTGAAATGTCAAGCTATACACAAATTCAAGCAGATGGAATTAATGTACAGGATATTGGATTTGCAGGAAATGACCATACACTTGACATATTGCCAGGATATAACAAAGCTAGCATTAGATGCAGTAATTATCCAGTAGGAGACGCACTGCCGAAAATTGATTTTGATGATTTTGAAGATATTGGAACCGTAGAGGATTCGTACACAAATTTATTCAGAAGATTTGTATGGAAAAGGCCTAATAACGAGAAAATATTAATGAATGCATTTCAGTATAACTATTTAGGAGACAAAACACCACATCCTATAGATATATCGAAAGAAAAGGAATTATTCGAAAGTGGTCAGAAATCTCAAATAACGGGAGCTATTCCACAGAACTATGATTTCATTGAAAAAGATGAGTCAGGCAATCCAAGCAGAGTGGACTGGGAATATAAAGAAAGAATAGTTATACCATTATCTCCAAATCAAAAGGATGTTATATTTCAGAATCCCGGAGAATACGAGCTTATAAAAATTAAAGGTGTACCATCTGTTTATAACTCAGAAGGAGTGTTTGCTATAAACTTTTCTACAGAAGTTGCAAGAATAACATACTATAACGGGAATCAAGTATATGCAGACAGAATAAAATCTTATGACTTCAGATTTAAGTTAAGGATAGGAAACAATTATTATCATGGCAGATCTGATGGTAGTTATTATTGGGATAATAATCCAGATTACAATCCGAGTTACCCTAATAACTTAGAAATAAACTGGAAGGGAGAAGCAGCTCAGGGAAGTGCGGACATATCAAAGTATGAAGGAACTTATGACCTTATTACATCCAGAACATTGAATGACGGACTGGATGGATTAAAAGGGTATATAATAAAATTACCAGATGACAGAATTATTGCTGGAGATTTAGAACTTATAATATATGCGCCTAGAGTCGAAATGGCATTTACACCAACTCTGGAAACAATGTATCTGAATTCATTCGAATTGAACTACCAAAAGTATAAAGATTATGGGAAAGACGATGATAATTCAGACAGAATATATGAGAATATTGTAAACGAAAATTACATAAATGAACTTGATGAAATAGAATTCAAAATAAGTAGTTATAACAATGATGGAGCATGTTACAGTAAGGTCACGATGAATAACGAATATCTGACCAACAACCTATATTGCGGCATCACAGCGTCATCAGTTCGTCCAGAAGAATTTCTAATACGCCGTATTGTTGACCATTACAGCGCACCAAAAATTAAGCTTACTCAGGTAATTAAGAATGCAAATATAAAACCCTATACTGTTTTGTCAGACAAATATTCCGTTAACAAGAAATACATTAATGCCGGAGGCGAAATAGACTATAGAAAAAACAGGTTCAACTGTATCATGATAGAAATATGAAACAAGTAGATATTAAAAGTATTGTTATACCAAACAAACCACGAAGCGGTAACTATCCGGTAGGCTCTACCGTAGTAGCAGGAGGAGGTTCAGGAGGAAGTACAACTATCGTGAATCAGGGAGGAGTTGACCTTGCTACTCTCAGGCAACAGTTTCTATCTAAAAAATCTGATGACACATCAAACGGAGTCATTACTTTCTTAAAGGGGATAAAAATAGCATCGGAGCTTATTAAGTCTGTTTTAAAGAAAAATGGCGAAGGAGAAATAGCAGATGTGGCTATAATGTCCGCTCTAAGGGTTATTAAAGAAATTGAAGACAATAACGAGGAACTAAAGAAGATATTCTTGCGTAAGGACCAAGAAGATCAGACAAATTATCTTCTTAAACTCTTGGGAGGTATTATATCTCCTTTCCTGGAATCACCCGATTTCGTAACCGGAATGATGGGTGCCGGTATGCGTATAGCACAAGAAGAAAATGGCGATTCGGTAGGATGGTTTGACCGATTGTATGTACGTAAAAAGGCCGAGTTTCAAATGTTGTCAATAATGGAGACCGAGCTGGCCGGAGCTTCCTTCATGTTCAACGCTTCAGGTGCCAGAGCAACGATTACTAAGGTAGAGCGTATAGATGCGGTTCCGTTCTTCTACTCAGATGGTAGCGCGAAATACTATTCAGATGGTAGCAGAGCATACGTACAGCCCAGCGAACACGGAGCAGTGTACCGATGTTACTTCCTGACAGATGATGGAGATACAGCCATCGAGAACCGTTTCCGTGTGGGTAACCTGGTACGCTCTCAGACATTTAATATCAAATCTGGAGTATATGAAAATGTGAGCAATCACTATTGGTGGCGGTTAGTCACTGCTGTAGGTGATAACTGGATAGAGGTTTCTGTAAACCACTGTGACGAAGGAAGCGATATACCCAAAGTGGGTGACGTGATGGTACAACTTGGAGACATAGCCGACCCGGACTATCAGGCTGCAATCATGTTGTCTGCATATGGAGATGGTGCGCCATATATGACATTCTATCAGGGAATAAATTCTTATTCATTAAGCGAGAGAGACATACTTACGGCAAGGTATGACCGAGTTACGAAAGAATGCCGATTCCAAATCGGCCATGAAGGAAAGAATGGCTGTTTCCTTTATTCACCATCAAAGGGATTGCGTGTTGAAGGAATGATTGAAGTACTGGGCGGTAACGGTATGTCAAATTTTGACGATGCTTTGGACTTCGCCGAACAGGTGAATGACCGTATGGCCCAGTATATCGGATATGATGGATGGGAAAGCCTGGTTGGTGAAGCGCTGGCAGGTAGGACTATAATAAAAGGCGGGGTTATCAATACGGACTTGATTAATGTTAACAGTCTGTTTGCAGGAGATATATATGCCGGAAACGCCACTATATCAGAAGGTACATTCAAAAAGATTAATGTTGAAGAAGCGAATATCGCAAATTCCACGCTTACTGATGTTAACGTGACTGGTACCATTAATGCAAATGCCGGATACATCGGCGGATTTAAAATTGAGAATAGTAGACTATCGTACAATTATTCTGATAATAACAGTACTTCACCAGCCATTATCATAAATGTGGATACAAACGAATCGTTCCGAATAAATGAAAATCCTACTTCGAACGGCCCATTTATGCAAGTACGGTCACGAAAGAGACAAGCTATAAACATATTTACCGGTGGTGGCTATTCTGATGATCCTTCAGCAATATACGTTGTCTGTAATGCATCGGGCTATGGAAAGGCCATAGAAAGTTACGGTAATGTGAAGATGACCGCCCGTAGTGGAGAGAACATCAACATTAACGGACTTGCTTTGAATGTCAGAACGGTATCATCATCTACAACATTAACTAGTGGAGATGATATAATAATTTCTACTACTGACAGCAACATAACACTTAACCTTCCACGTAGTGGACATACAGGTAAAATTATATGGATAAGAAAATCTGGACTTGGAAACATTACTGTGTCAGGCAATGGCCTACAGATAAAAGGAAGCAATGAATTCGGAAGTGGCGGATGGCATGATAGCGTACAGGTCGCAAACGGTCAGCTATGGATGTTCATCTGCACCGGAGGGGTATGGTACGCAAACTGTTTAACTTAAAATCATGGACAAGGCAATTATAATCTACACAGTGTTAGTAATCTTATTAATTTTAATATGTAAATGATATGGAAGAATTAAGCTATACATCAAAGTTTGACGGCGAAACAACAGATGATATTCTGGGATATGCTAATGAAGGAAAAACCGAAAAAGTGAATGAGTACGTTAAAAGTATGAATGTGCAGGATTCTGAAGGGGAACCTGATACCGTGCAGGTTTATGATACGGATGGCGTTCCGCATAAGGTGTCGAAAACGGAACTGCTGAAGAAGTCTACACTGGCTCTTCCAAAGCTGGAAGACATCTCCAGTTTTGTGGCCGTGAATGCCGCCGGAAATGCCGTCGGAGTAATGACAAAAGAGCAGGTTGCGTCAGTTCTGGCGGAACTTATTGGAACGGCTACTTTAAAAAATGATGGATTAATGTCAAAATCAGGTTTCCTGAGTGCCATTGGATTAAATTTGGAAGGTGATGCCAATAACGTAAATAACGGAGTTTATAAATTTGACTCACAACAGGACAATATGCCCGTGAATTATGGCATATTAGTTGCATTTTCTTGTGACGGATGGATTCGTATGCAATTATGTGCAGGTGGAGATAATGGATTAGCATATATAAGAATGCATTATAATAGTTGGACATCATGGAAACAACTATAATATTAATTTCCGAAGAGAATACTTCAGCTCGATAGAAGAAACATTCCCAGCCTTGTATGTAATCGACACTGTCCAGAATTTTGTGTAAATGGAAACAGGATTCAGTTGTAAGTTTGTTCTTATATCTGTATTCTGTTTTCAAAAATAAGCATAAATTGATTCATAATCAAGCCCCAGTTATGAATCGGCTGTGTCCATT